CTCCGAGCTAATCAGATATAATCTTCTGAATTCTCTTCCACTCTGTTACCCGTCTAGGAATCGGATTCGAGACTTGACGTCTCTTAGCCTTTAACTGACCAGGGAGCAGAGCAAAGAGCTCTTCCAATTCATCTAACTGCTTATAGATCGACAACAGTCCTTGCCAATCCATCACCTTAAGATGGGCTAGTTCAACTAGCGCTAACTGTATGTCAGCGATCTTATTTCGCATCGGATCTAAAATCACTTCTCGAACCTCTTTCCTCCACCATATGATTGCCTCATCGTAACCAAACTTCCCTTGTCCTACAGGCTCGTAAGCTTTTAGAGCTTTCTTTGCCCGTTTGATAAGGAAATCCAGTTCGTATCGAGACAACCTAGATTTCAGACTTTGGCTCCAAGAAGCGAAATCAGTCTCCCTCAGTGAACGTATCACTCCCTTTCGGGTTTGACACATCCACGTTGGAAGATCCTCCACTCCATAAGTACCGCCTGGTAGAGATAGCATCAGCCATAAGGCTCGAGCTCTCGACGACATTTTGTTTAAAAGTTTACCTTCTAAACTCGATGCCGCTTTGAACCCTAACCCAATAAAGGTCCCTATAGAAAACAAAGAGGTCTTAATACCTCTCGCAGTTAAAGTAGCTATAATTTCCGGAACGGAACTCAACGCGAGCCAACCTGGCGCTAAACCTGATAAGGGCAAGGGTGTTATATCCTCGCCTTTCCAGAAGAAGCGTTTGGCAAACTCAAATGTTAAGTCCCGCCCGGTTATAGACTTACTACGATTGATACCAACACCAATCTGCTCCATAAAGACCTGATACTCTCGGGCAACTTTATGATGACCAATCACAATGTCATCCCCGAGTACAGCATACAAGTCAAACCAGCCTGTCACGCCAGCTCGGCGCGCACAGAACTGGATAATACAATGATGAGTAATAGCTAACATCGCCCAAGAAGAATAAGCACCCATAGGTTGACCTACGGCGTACTTGACCATCCCTATCCCTTTCTCTTTACCGGAACCATAAGTAGCGTTCCGTAAAGTAGGAGGTAATAAAAACCATCGAGCCGTCATAAACCAACACCACAAGCGCCCCAACTTGAGTGATGTCAACGCACTCAGGAGATACTCCTGTAGCGATACAGGCAGTCTATCTGTCGCCGCCGATAAATCGAAAGACCACACTTTAGACAATTTACGCTCTCGCATAGTCCTTACTAATAATTTAGCAGGTGCTATTTGATCGTATAAACCATCTTGTGGGATCCTCTTCAGAACCGACTTAAACAGATACAGGTGGAGCGGACGCAACACCCACTGCGTGAAGCTATCAACCATCGCGAACACTCGCACTTTACCGGGCTCCGACTTTGTCGCTAGCCGGCCAAGCAGGGGTCCTGATCCAGGAGCTTTAATACCTTCAGCGCTCTTATTTTGATACGTCTTATCTTTTACTGTCCAAGGTTGACCAGCCGGGCTTTGGATATCTCCAAGACCCTCAGACGTACTAAGGTTATACACCAAGGTACTATGGTCTCCACGGACTAAGTAATCGGAACCCATCAATTGACAGATTTCAATTACCTTACGCCAAGTCTGCGTTTGGACTCGCCAAATGGCGAGATCCACAAAGAAACGGGAACTGTTAAAACAGTTGTCCGGATCACCCGCAGTCCAGGCCCAGGCCG